ATTGATTAACAGCAGCTGCTGATAATGTAAATGGATTTTGATGTTGATATGTTGCCATAGCTGTGTAGGTCATCTTTACACCTTTATGGAAGACTTGTGTCACGTTTGTGTAAGCAACTCTATCTCTTCCAAGATATTCTGTTGGTTGATTACCTTCTTGAGCTTTTGTTGGCTCAGAAGAAACAGTGTGACTATCAGCAGCTTGGATTTGCCAGAAAGTAGATTGTAAAACCTTACCTCCGTTTAATCCTCCTGTTGCTGACAAGAAAGGAGTTCTTTGACCACCTACACGGAATAATTCCCCTGTGAAGTTATTCACATTTTGGGAATAAATAGCATTACCTGTAAGCGAAATTTCCGCCATAGTAAATTACCTCCGTATATTTAATTATTACTTGTACTTATTTTTTATCTTGTTCTAATAAATTCAACTTTGCACGAATACTATCTTTAGGTGTACCCTTAGCAATTATCTGTTGTAAATCATCAAGAACGTTTCTTGGTACGTCACTTGTAGAATTTGCATCAAGTGCAGCTACTCTAGACCTAGCATCATCCTGAACAACTGGTGCAACTTCAGGTTGTGGTTCATCTTGAATTTGTCCTGTTGGTTCAAAACCATACTCGTCTTTAGCAAACTGTGCAATAGACTCTGCATCAACAGGTCCGTCATACACTTGTTTCAACGCTTTACCGAAACCTTTGTCAGTAGATAACCCTAACTTACCAAAGACATTGTTAATTTCTTTATCTTTATAAGAAGCTAACTCAGCCTCAAGCTTTTTGATAGTGTCATCTTTTCTATCAATAGTTTCTCTCATCTGTTTAACACCATTCTCTGGTGCCTCAAATTCACTCATTTAGTACCTCCACTATGTATTAACCTTCAGACAAGACCATAGGCATCTTGCCGTGGTGCTACCTATACCACTTGACTTACATCTCTGGTAGCTTCAAGCTATAAGTCCATTACTCTGCGGTTTTTGTACAAGCTTTCCACGCAGGCATTGAAAGCCGATTTGCAGGTCTATTGTCAGCGGACCACGCAACGCATAAGTATATTATACACTAATCTGAAATAAGTCCAGTTATTTGTTTACCATCTTTTGCTGCACCTAATGTCAAGCCTTGTGTAGACATTAATTCAGATTCAATTCTTTTAAGTCTTTGTCCAGCTTGTAAGTCACCTAATGCGGCTTCTTCTAATGTCTTTATGTCAAGTTCTCTACCAATACCAGCAGCTTGTTGTATGACTCCACTAGCTTGTTCGTATAAACCTTTAGCTTGTTGTGCTGTAAATCCACGTTTTCTTAGTTCATCAAATCTAGCAAATGTAGTTGTAAATCCTCTAGATGATGCTTCAGCTTGTAATTGTAATGTAGCTATTTCACCTTTTAATAATTTATCTTCTATATCAGGGTCAATTAACGCAGCAAATATAGTTCCACCATCAGATTCAATACCATATCTTTCTCTAAATAATGTTTCTACTTCTGGTATTTGGTCTTTAACACCTTCATAAACTAAGTTAATTCTATCTTGAAACTCTGCACCAGATACACCAGATGTAATCATTTGTTTAAATTTACTTTCAAATTCTGATGTATCACCTATACCTACTTCACCTAATGTTTGTCTAAATGTAGCTAAAGTAGATAGTGCTTCTAACTCTGTCATAATAAGAGTTCCATCTTCTCTTTCTAAATAATCAAAATGTTTTTTCCAAGCACCAGTTTGTCTTACAGCTGCAGCTGCAATATCTGCATTACCAAACTTAACCCATTGTTTTGCAAACTCTTTTGTTACATCTTCTGGAAAAAAACTGTATAAAGCTTTTGCTGTTTCTAAACCTTTTTGATAACTAAATCCTGTATCAGCACTAGGAGTAGTAGTACCAGTAAATTCTTCTGTACTATAACCTCTAGCTTTATACCAATCTAAATCTCTAAATTCTGTATTACCTTCAGCATCAGTAACATAATCATTTTCTACTGTGTATGAACCTACTAAATCTTTTCTATAAACTTCTACCATAATTAATCTCTAAATTCTTGTTGTCTAACTACACCAGTACCATAACTACTAGCCATAGCAGTTGCTAAATCATTCATTGGTTTTGCATAACCCCTTTCTATACCAATACTTCTTAACAATTCCATTTCTTTTGTAGGGTCATTTTCAGCTAACATTTGTACTATTGCTGGGTCAAGTTGTTCAATACTATCTATATCTACTCCCCATACTCCAGCTGCAATTGACTTTTTACCTTGTACTAATCTACTCCAAGATATGTTTTTGTCATACTTTGGATATGCAGCGAGTCTATCTTCTTTTAATTGTTCTATAAAACTATTTCTATATCCAGGGTCATTTCTATATTTAGCAGCAATATTTTTAATATCTTTAGTATATGCACCGTGTAATGATTCAGGTAACCAAGTATCTAAATCATCTTTAACTTCTTTTTCTTGTAATTGTGTTTGTCCTACTTCTGTACCTTCAAGGAATGACATAAAGCCTGCATCTAATGAACCTTCTTCTCCACTATCAACAGCTTTTTTAACTTGTTGTGATGCTTTTCTAAAATCCCATCTACCCCAAGCCCACTCATTAGCAGCATACTCTAAAGCAGAATCAGATAATGAACCACCTTTAGCTGCAACAATTTCTTCTAATTGTAATTTATATCCAGCAACTTTATCATTCCATTTTGTTTCTGATTTAGAATATTCTTTCCAAGCTTCATATGTTCTAGGGTCATAACCATTATCTTCTAACCATTGGTCGTGTGTAGTATCAAGCCATAATTGATAACCTTCAGAACCATATTTTGTATACCAATTAGCAGCTTCTGCTCTGTAGTTAGCGTCTTGCCACCAAGGAGCGTTATTTGCTTTTTGTTCTAGATTTTTAATAAATCTTCCTACAGCATTTGAACCGTGTTGACTAATAGCTGAATCTAATTGTGAATAAGCATAATCAACAAAAACAAATGGTTGTAAATCTCCAATACCTTTAGCAGTATAAAAGTTTTCTTTAGTGTCAATTATCATAGCTAAACCTTTATTAGCTAATTGTTGTATATAAGATTTTTCTTGCAACTCAACACTAGGAGTAGAACCAATAGTAATTCCTTCTTCTATTTCTTTTGATTGTTGTGCAGTGTTAGGTTTAAAATAAGTTAATCCAGCTAAACTGTTATTTGTTTCAAATAATAATGAATAATCACCATCATCATAAGCAATATACATTTCTCCAGTTTCTTCTATATAAACAATGTAAGAACCTTCGTCTAATCTTAAGTCATATTCCATTATTTATTCACCACCTAACATTTTACTAAATCTATCAAATCCTGTTTTATATCCTTGTATTGGGTCAGATATACCAGTCTTAGGTCCTATAACATCTGTAAATAATCTTAATGATGGAGACAATCTTGAGTACTGGTACATTTGATTATAAAACATCATCTCTTGTCTTTTAGCTTGTTCTTCTTTAGATATACCTGTTTCTACATCTGGAGCTACACCTTCTGGCATACCAGCACCATATAGGTTTAATATACCATTAGCTATTTCTCCAGGCAATCTACTAGCTTGTCCAGCCATAGCTATAGCACTTTGTGATAATGCAGCAAAACCTAACTGAGCTTGAAATAAATACCCCTCATAGGCCATTGCAGCCCTTCCTAGGCCACCTATTGCTTTTCCTGGCACTGTTAGGCCTAAAGCTTTTAAACCCTTCTCTGCAAGCAATAAAGGACTATATATAAGTTCTTCATCAATAGCATTAAGAAGTTTAGCTCCTGCTTGTACAAGATTCTTAAATAGTTTTGTATCTGTTATACCTAACTTACCAGCAGTTTCTGCAACTTCAGCATCATATCTAGCTTTAGCATCTGCAATTTTATTATCAATATCATTTTGTGTTTTTTGGTCATCAATTAATTCTTGCATTTCTTCATCAGTTAAATCACCTGTTGTGTAACGTTCCATATAATCTTTAGCTTCATCGCTATAAGAATCGTCATAACGCCACCAATGAGTACTTCGTTCATTATTTATTATTTCATCAAAATCATCATCTACAGGGTTACCATATTCTAAATTACCTTCAGCACGTAATTTCTGTTCTTCAGCTTGAGCATTTAAACGCTCTTGTTCTGCATCATATTCTGCTTCGTCTAATCCTTTTTCGTATTGATAATCTGCTAAATCTTGAACAGTTTCTTCGCCTTCTTCTAATATACGACCTGGTGTTGGTTTTGGTTCACCATCATAAGGATTAGGACTTACACCTGCATTTGCACGATATTCAGTCATATCTAATAATTGAGTACTGTATGCTTTTAATGCTTTTTCATCATCAATATATTGACCAATATTATCAAAATCTAAAATAACTTTATCAGTTTCCATATCAGGAAGATTATATTTTTCTTTTAGTTTCATAAGTTCTTCTATAAACTGTTTTCTATAAGATTCTTTATCCATAAATCATCCTTAATATATCCATATCTTCTTGTATAGATTTTTTACCAATTTCATATGATTCCATTTGTTCAGCATACTGTTGTTCAAACTGTGATTCTGCTTGTAACAATGGGTCTTCTTGTGCAAGTTGTGCAGATAAATCTGTTAATTCATTAAATGATTTACGTTTTACATCTGCATCTTTATCACCAAATGAAGCTAAGTAATTTGTTTCCCAATCTCTTAGGCCTACATCTGCTTGTAAATTTTGCATATCTTTTACAAGTTTTTTAAATACACTTGAATAATTAAGAGCTATATTGTTAGCCCAGTCTTCTATTTCTTTTTTAGAACCTTTTCTACCAAGTTTTAATTCAAACCAAGACTCTACTTCATCTTCTCTTTGTAATGGTGTAAGTACTTGATATTGTGATTTAAGTTGATTAATAAGTTGTTCATCAGCCATAGCTTCGTTATATGATGCAAACTTTTCATAATCTTTTGATATTTCTTGTACGGCCCAGTTAAATAATTTTAAATCTTGACTTCTTTTTAAACCTTCAGGTGAAGGTACAGGAATACCATTAGCATCTAATGTGTAATCACCGTATTGTTGTTGTGTAAAAAATACTGGGTCCATTCCCATAATTTGATTAAATTGGTCAGTACCTTCAGCAATGTAATGTTCTTGGTCTAAGTATGACATAACAGTTACAATTGCACCTTCTAATGCAGCACTATATTCACCTTCTGAACCAATAAATGTATCAGGAGATACAACTCTGTTTTCAATTAAATATTTTTGAAAATCAAGTATTTCTTCATATTCTGATAAAGAGTTAATAATAAAATGAAAGTCTGTTGAAAAATGTGATTTAAATGGTTTCATTTTAGGTGTACCATTTTCCATTACTGGTTGACCATTTTCATATACTGGTACCATTCTTCCAGCATTTGATTCATAATCTCTATCTAAATTATCATATCCTGCTTGTGCAAGAATATCTGCTAAAGGAACACCGTTAGCAAATTGTTGTAGTAAACCTGTAAATTCATCTTGACTTATTGATGATGTATCTATTCCTGGTTGATTTTTATTAAGAAGATTTTTCATTAATAAATCTATATAATCAGCATCTTTTTTACTATCTACTGCTTCTTGTAACTGTCTTATATCAGATTCAGTTAAATTATATTTATTAAATCCAGCATCATTAAAATTATTATCAGCAAGTAATTCCATAAATTGAACACCTGAAGCTGATTCTAATCCTAAATATGAAGCATATTTTTTAACTATCGCATCTAAGTCTTCTAACGAAATGTTATCTTGACTTATACTTGTATCAATTGGTTCTACGCTCATTAATCCTCATCAAACATATCTGCTAGTAATTCTTTATCGTCTCTATAGAACTTTAGCATAAGAGTCGTCCAAACGTGCCAAAAATCAGGATGTTCTGCTATAATGTCTTGCGCTATTTGATTCATAAGTATTCTCATAAACCTAGCTTCTGGCTCAGCAGACTCTAACCACCAAGTAGTAGTTTTACTTGGAGATATTTGAGCTGAGTATTTTTCAAACTCTTCCCATTGCTCTAACATTTTGACAAAACCCTTGCCACTATCCATTGACATAATTAATTCATTGTTTGGCCATACTCTTCTCATTTCATTAAATATATCTTTAATACTTACAGAACCAGGTAATCCCCAATCATCTTCTTGGAAACCTTCTTTAGCAAGTATTAAGTTATTTCTAAATTGTCTTTTAAGCATTGTTTTTTGTAATGTAGGTAATTCTGTAGAATCAATTATTTTTTTGTAATTTGTATAAGCAAAGTAACCTACTGTGTCATTTACTTTTCTTCTAAACTGGTCAGCAGTTAATTGTGTTTTTTCTGGTGCTAAATCCCAACTAGCTCTTTCACCAGCAGGGTTATCAGGTAACACTAAGAATGCAGATAGTTTAGCTTCTTTTAATATATCAGCATTATCGTATCTAAACTTAAGTGATTTCTGTGTATAGTTTTGTCTACCTGTATCAGATACTTTTGCAGGTGCAGTTAAATAACCGTGTTCCATACCATACAAGTTTAAGAACTCCATAGCAGCTTCAGCGTCATTACCTTCTTTTTCTCTAAGAATACTTCTATATTCATCTGCAAGTACTTGTGCATTCCACATAGAACCATTTTTATCTTCAACGTAATATGTAGGAGTAAATCCTGTAGGTAATATAAACTGTGCTAATGCTTGTACACCGAATAACCATTTAGCTTTTCTTTTAGAATATTCAAGATATGCTTGGTCAATTGTTCTTAATAATTGATAATATTGTGGTGTACCTTCTTGTGCATTTTCTAATAACTTCCAGTTAGAGTCAACTTCACTTAAATATTTATCTAATTTACCAGCGTCATATAATCTTCTTGGTTCACCAGTTACAGTACCGTATCTAAATACAGATATAGTTGCAGCAGCTCTCATTTGTGCAAACTCACTTTTTTCTATATTTAAATCATCATTTTTATCTGGTCCTACAGCTGCAATTAATTTTTTTATCCAAGGAGATACTGGTACTAATTGTTTTAATTCTTCTGGTGGTAAGAAACCTCCAAATAAAAACTCTTTAAGTTCTGGTTCCCAACCTTCTATAGGTATAACTTTGTCTATAGCAAATCCTACAGCAGGGTTAGGTCCTGGTACAAAACCTTGTCCTAATAAGTTAATACCAGACAAGTATGCTTTAGCAGCTATATCTACTTTACGCTCTACACCATTTTCATCTTCATATGTTTCTTTACCATAAACTAATCTTGATAAGAAAGGTGCAAATGGGTATACAAACATCTTTTCATTTTCTCTACCAGTTTGTGGATTGTTAGTTATCCAACCTTCTGTACCATATCCACCAAGTTTAAATGTTTCTCCACCTCTAACAGCTACTTGTGCTTGTCTCATCATATATGGTTTGTTTGCTAATAACTTACCCCAAGTGTTTGCAACTTCAAACCAAATCTCAGGGAATGGAAATATATTTCTTGTTATGTCAGATATAAGATGTTTCTTAGAAGCATCATACAATAAGTCTTTTGTACCAGCTAAACCAAATGCTTTAGATGTATTGTTAGCTACGTCATAACTCATAGCACCTTTGGCAATAGGCATTGTTTTATTTAATTGTTCCATTTCATCAATAACAGCTTTAGGTATATTTAATGACTTAGCTTCTCTAATAAATCTAGTTCTTGCATCTTTATTAAAGTTTGCCCAGTTATCTGTTATGTACATATAACGATATTGTTTAAATACGGTTGCTCTGTTTAGATATGCTATTGGTTTTGTCATTAATGTGTTAAATGCTGTGTCAACAAAAGCATCCCAAGAAGCTAACATTTTTGTAGGATTATCAGCAGATGTATCTACTGTTTTAACAAATCCTAAATCTAAATCATCTCCTAAACCTTTTTTACCTTTTGTTATGTATGACTCTTGTAAGATATCAGATAGTTTTTCCATTCTTGTATTTGTTAACGCAGCTTCTCTAAATGAAATATCTTTACCTTTTACTTTGTCAAAAAGAGTTCCGTCATAAATAAACTTTCTTAAATCTTGACTACCTAAGTTATCTGCTGATACATCAATGTTATATCTATATTTAGTATCTGGTAGTACTACACCATCTACTTCTTGAAAGTTAGTTATTTTAATTACTTGACCATTATCTTCTGATACTAAACCACCAGTTTTAATTCTGATACGTGCTTCAACAGATTGTAAGTATTGGTCAATAAAATCTGTATCGTTAGTAATACCTTTCCATCTACCACCACCCCATTCAAGTAAATCTGCTCTAGCTAATGCACCTTCTTTAGACATAATCCAATTAGCTAATTCAGGAGAACCATAACCATACTCTGCAACTTTTCTAGCTATAGTATCGTTACGTAATTGTAGTAACTCCATTCTTACACCATCAACATAATCTTTAGTATTAGTTTCAGTTTTTTTACGCATAATGTAGTTAGCACCTTTAATACGTCTTTGCTCTCTACCTTGCATACCAGCTAAGTTAAATGTTTTTTGTGTAGCTTCTAAATATTCATATGAGTCCATTAAACGCATAGCATCTACGTTTTCATCAGACCATTTCAAATATGCTTCTTCTTTTGTTAAACCTTTATCTATCCATTTCTTTAACGCACCTGATTTAAACAACTCATCCATATTGCCTGCATTTCTTGCAGCATTTCTAGCTTGTTTACCAGATGTAACCCATTGTATGTAATGTATTGGGTGATTAAAAAAACCGTCAAGACCAGCAGCAACTACACGCATTTGTTCTTCCATAAATACACGTGTAAAAAAAGCACCTCTTAAAAGTACAAATGGTTTAAATAACTTTCTTGTGTAGTAATCAGCAAGTATTGTAAACGCATCTTCATTAAGTTTACTTGTACCAATAAATCCATTTGCATATGGGTTAGGTGCATCTACATCATCATAAAAATAATAATTATATTTTATCCATCTACCTACATCTTTAAAATTTTCTGTAGCTGTTTTCATTGCAGTATTAGCATTGTCTAATTCTTTCCAAGCACTACCGTATGCTCGTCTAATTAATCTGTAATCAATAAATGGTTGTAAGTTATCTGCAAACTCAGAAAACAAATGAGCTGAACCTATATCAATACCGTAAGTCTCACCTTTGTAGTCTTGCCAAATAGTTCTTTCTGTTTTTGTATATTTGTTTCCTACGTGAGGCATAGATATAGCTTCATCTGCATAACCAGATACAAAGTATGCAGTAGCTTGTTCCATTGTTGTATTGTACATTTTTGCAAAAGCTCTCATTACTGGTTCCCATTGTCCACCTAATACTCTTACTCTTGAAACGTCTCTTGTATTTTGGTCAAACATAAATTTTGCTACAGCACGTTTTTTTCTAAAATCTACATTCCAAAACTCTTTTAATATTGGTGCCATTTCTTCAATTGAGTATCCAGTAACTTGTAAGTGTGCAACTAATTGGTCATATGCTGCATTTTTATTTAAACCTTTAATACCAAAATCTGGTACAGATGACATAAGCTGTCTAAAGTATGGGTCAGCATTAGAATAAAAAGCAGATGAAAATCCTAAATACTTTTCAAATTCAGGTCCTGCTTGTACATTAAGTCCAAACTTTTCTATTAATTGGTCTTTAATTAATTTTCTTTCAACAACTTGTGATTGTGGTCCAATAATAGTTTCATTAACATTTTTAGGTCTAACTAAACGTATTTGTTTTTTATTAAAACCTTGACCTTTAGTAAATGTTCTTACTGCACCTAAAGCTTTAATTGGTGCGCCAGGTAATGCTTTAATTCCAGCTAATCCTAATCCTAATGTTCTACCTGTAACTCTTGCAGGAGTTTGTAATGTACTTCCTAAAAAGCTACCTAGACTTCTAAATGCAGCATCTTCTTTTCCTATTGCAGCATATGTTTTACCAGCAAGTCTTTGTAATACTGATGGGTCTGGTAAGTCTTTGTAGTATTTAGCTTTCTTTGCATTTTCAATTAATATTTTGTTTGTTAAGAATGAAGCACCTTTAGGTAACATTTTGCCTGGTAAATAATCTCTAGGTATTTTTCCACCTACATAAACACCTTCATCAATTAATTGACCAAATATATTTTTTACACCTTCAACGCCTTTATTTTCAGCAACACGTATTAATTTTTGTCTTGTACTTTTTTGTAAATTTTTATATACAGGGTTTGTATCCATTAATACAGCAGCTACATCTTTATCTTTTGCTACTTCTTTTACTAAAGGTTCATATATGTTTTGATACATAAATGGTCTGTTTAGCATTTCATCTTTAGTTTCTCTAAAGACTTTAGGCATAATGTTATTTGCTAAATATTTTTTTCTTGTTGACCTTTCAACAGCACTAGCTTTACGTCTTGATTTGTAACCTTTCCATAATCCTAAATTATCATTAATACCTTCAGCAGTGTCTCCTGCTTTAGTACCATCAATTTTAGGACCAATATCATCAAGTACAGCTTTTGCTTCATCAAGAGGTGAGTTGTTAGAAACTTTACCTGCTCTTGCAACATCAATAACTTTTGTTGTTTCATCTAATAAAGGATTAATTTGTCTCAATCCTCTAAATGCTTTACCTATTTGTGAAACACCTTTAGCACCTACAAATTCTTCAATAGCCATAGCACTAAAGTCAACAGCACCAGATATAAAGTTATATGCACCAGAACCTGGTTTAGAAACTAATGATGCTTGATATCTACCAGGAGAAAATAATATTCTTTGTTCTGGTTCGTTATCATATACAGATTTAAGTTTAAAGTTAAGACCATCATTAGCATATTTCATATTTGTTGTATAACTACCTGTTATACCGTGTGATTTTCTACCTGCGAAGAAATGTATTCTTGCTGGATTATCTAAACTTGTATAATGTTGTTCACCATTTTCATCATAAGCTTTTAATGGTCTACCATTGTATTTATAAAACAATTCTTTTGCTTTTTCTGGTGAGTAATTGTATTCAGTAATTAACTCTTGATACCTTGGGTCATTTTCTGGTTTAAGAGTTTCCATACGCATCCAATGGTCTCTGTTAAAGTTAATTGGTCTACCAGCAGACATTTCATTCCACATAGCTCTAAATATTGTTTCACCACCCATTTTGTGAGCTTCTTTAAACATATCAACATATTTGTTTAATGTTCCACGCATATCTAGTTTTTCACCAACACCAGATACTTGTGTAAAACTTACATCAATAGCTAATGCGTCTTGTGCTTCTTGTGGTGTAGCACCATCTCTAATCTTTTTGTCATAAAGTATTAAATCTCTTAAATATGCTTGTGACCTACCTACAGGCATACCTCCCCATAATGCAGGTATAAAACCAGCAACACCACCAGCCCATTTACCTCTTAAACCAAAGTTTTGCCATAAACCGTCATAAGCTTGTGCAGCCCACACACCATATTGTATATCTCCTGGTTTAGCTCCACCTTTTGATAATCCAAGTGTCCAAAAATCAATAGGTCTAATAATCATATTAGTTTCGAAGTCACCACCAAATTTGTAATGTTCTTCTGTTAATTTATCCCATAACTCTGCTTGTTCTTGAACGTGAGATAAAGATACTTCCTCTACAATGTTTTGTACTTCTTTATTGTTTGCAGCATCAGGAACTGTAAAAGCAATATCTTTAGCTAACGTCTTAGGTAATGCAGGATATGCAGTAGTAGTTTCAATTAAATTATTAGCAATCTGTTCACCTTGAGGTGTTTTAAATATTTCTTGCCATACTTTAAATTTTTTATTTAAAGAATCGATAGCATAGAGTGCATCTCTTTCTTGGAATGGGTCCTGAAATAAAAAACCCATTATACGCTCCTAGTATTAATTAACTCCGCTATAACAGGATGTGGGTTTACAGAATACAACGCAGCAAGAATAATATCAGTTTCATCTTCTAATTGGTCAGCAGGACCACTCCCAGGACCAAATGCAGCACCTTGTGTAATAGGTTCCATTGGTCTTTCTGTTGGAGCAAATACATCTGGTCTAGCTGGTTGTGCCTGTTGTTGTGGCATAGGTGTAGATTGTCCACCTCCAGCTAATGGAGCAGCTTGTTGTTGTAGTGTTAATTGTTGTTGTTGACCATAAGGCATACCAGGTATTCTACGTATAGGTTGTTTATTATCAGCTGGTCCACCATCTGTTCTATTTTCACCTGCTCCTGCACCAGGTCCAGTGGCTTTTACTGCAGCTGGTTTGCTAGGCTGTCTGTATCCACCTCTTCTAGATTTCGCCATAAAATTCGTCCTTTATCATTATTATTATGCCAGGTGTAGGATTTATTATTGTAAAATTCTGTTGTTTGTATGGTTCAAAAAGATTTGCTTCATCTTCATCTAACTCATCATACATTCCAAAATTATTTTCAATAATATCCCAAAATGCTTTTTCTTCCATTATATACCACCTAATGCTTGAGCAACACTTGGAGGGCCTGCAGCCATCTGTTGTTGCATCATTTGCTGTTCAATCATCATTTGTTGTTCAGGTGTCATTTGTGGGTCTTGTGGTGTATAAAACATCTTAAGTATTTCTGTCATTTCTTGTGGATATTCATATATAGCAATTACAGCTTGTGTAGCTGCCATATCACCTTGTGCTGACCTAGCTAGTACAGATTCAAATAAAACATTCTCTGCTTTATTTTTTCTAATACGTTCTTGTACTTTAGCTATATTGTCAAGACCATCAATGTTATCTTGTAATGTTTCTGTGTCTATAACACCTGCTTGTAGCAATTGCAATCCAGTTACAATCTTTTGTGGTTCGTCAAAACCAGCCATAACACCATAGACACGTCTAGTTCTATATTCACCAGCTATATCTTGTGTAGGTGCATAGTTTTCAGAAAATGCAGTACCCGCATAAAAACCTTGTATAGGTTTTTTAGATAGCTGCGGATACTGTACAGCTAACAAAGTATCTAACTCTAATCTTAAAGAGTCCATATCTTGCAAACCGTGTTTTATTATTTCTCTATATTCATTAATCATTAATGACATAGTGCTGTTTAATTCTGACAGACCAGCTCCAGTTACAAATGAGTTAGGGCTTTGACTATCGTCAGTTACGGGATATCCACCAACCATACGTAGCTGACGTTCTAATCTGTCAACCTGTTGAAATAATTGATAAGGAATGTTATTAGCAGGTTTACTTACTTGTGTACCTGGTGATAAATAGTTAATTGCAAATCTACCTTTACGATACTGACCTGACTCTAACTCACCAGATATGTTTGTTTCTGTAAACACACTGTCTTCCATTGCTATAGCTGACATAATGTTTATTTTTGCCATCATAGCCATCAAACCTATTACGTGGTCATATTGTCCTTTGAGTTCATCAAAAGCTAATCTCTTCATAAAAATAAATGGAGGACCACTCAAGAAGTTTGGAATAAAATCTAAAATCATTTTCTTTTCTGGGAATATTATGTATGTACCACCTACGTCATAATATTCAATAACTCTGACACCTTGTCCTGTGTTATCTTCCCAACCAGCATCATCTGAACTATGGTTATATGTATCACTTAATCCACCTGCACCATATGCAGTTTCTTGTGTATCTTCTTCTTCTGGATTTAAAATCTCTTTAGCAAATTCTGGATAGAGTTGTGCAAGTTTATATCTAGGTACACGTCTTAATACTGCTAACTCACGTGGTTTTTGGTCAGGACCAAAGTTTCCTGGAAATGTATCGTAAGGGTCACGCAGTTCTGCTGTTGGGTATATATAACCATTTTTATCTGTGCGTGTCGTTATAATCCAAGCGCAGTAACCGTACCCTGGCAACCATCTAGCTGCCTGTGCTAATTGTAGTGAAAGATTTTGTTTCTCGTCATAACTTGTAACAATTCTTTCTAGTTTTTCTGCACGGAACTTTGCTCTATCAGATGTATTATGATTAAGAATATCTACACGTACTTGTGGTATTCCTGAAATCTTTTGTGCAAGTCGGTCAATACCTGACTGTAACATATTAGGTGCTGGTAGTAAGTCAGCATCAGTAGTTTCCATATTGTTTCCTAACAATGCTTTCATACCTTCAGGACCACCATTTAAAATTGACTTAATCCTTGCTTTTTGTATTTGACGTTCCTTAGATGGTCTACCATTAACTAAGAACGTTGCGTTGTCTACAATTTCTTTGTAGTTTTTAATTCCTAAATTTTCTAACCCCACGGTGCCTCATTATAGTCGCTATATCCAAAATCTGTGTAACTAGGATTATAATCTAATCCCATACCAGCGAGTTGTTCCTTGTTCATCCTTCTAAAGACTTTCATAGGAAACCACCCTGCCATAACTATATCAGTTTTTTCCTTGTTTCGCTTAGAAACTGGTTTTCCATCAAAATATAATAATTGCTGTCTATAAGCATTAACTTTACTCTGACTTTCAGAATTTCCAACTGGTAAATGTATTTTTTGATTTTCAAACAAGTTAGCCATTGCACCTACACCATACATAGGGTCGTGTTTATTATTTCCAGTTATGTGACCTTGCATAGTAATACCAGCTCTTAATACAAATTCTTTTATCTTATCGTCTTGTCTAATAGCTGTCTGGAATCCGTTTTCTTCGATAATCCAGTGCATTAAGTCATACTTGTGTAACCAGTCAGACATTATTTGCAATGCGTGTTTAACACCACCACCTTGTCTATTTTCTATGTCAACTAAATATAATTCTCCTCTAGCAGCATTAATACCCCATAGTACAGCAGCTTGATAACCAGATGATGCTGGGTCAAGTCCTGCAACTAAATGTAAGTTGCCAGGTACCTGCCCAATAATTAAATCTGGTCGCATACATTGGTCAATCATATTCATAGTAAAGATTTGTGTACCTTCTACAAATGCTTGATTGTAATAAACCATTTCAAAGATTTGTCTACCACCTGTAGTTTCTGCTGCCTGCATTCTTGTATTAAGCCATTTGTAAGTTCTTTTGCCTGGCCATAACATACAGTTAATATGTTCTTCTGGTAAGTGTTCTGGTATACCACATTCAATATCGTGTGCAGTTTCTACTATCTGTTCAAAAGAATCATTAGCAAGTAAGTGATGATACAAATCATCGTGATGTTGTCTAGAACCAATTACTACTACAGCAGTATGTTCCTCTTTACGTGATGATAATGTTGTAGTCCACCACTGTCTTGTATTTTCTCTTGCACCAGGTTGCATAGTAGTTTGATGGTCTTCAATGTCGTCTGCAATTATTAAGTCACAGTCACGAGATAGAATCTTTCCACCTTTACCTACAGCAACCATAGTAGGTGATTTAATACCTGGTACTGTTCTAGTACCTACAGTAAACTGGTTTTGTGACCACATTTTTCCTGACCTATTGCCTGGTTTAAATGATTGACCTGGTGGACAAAAATCTTCTTGTAATCTTTCATTATCATCTAGATGTTCTAATACCGCTGATACAGCATTTTTTGCAATGTCTTCGTTACCACCTACCCACATAATTCTTATGTTAGGGTTTTTCATTATTTGATATACAGCAAAATGTATTAATAACTCTGTTTTACCGTGTCGCGGTGGAGATAATATAATTAATTCTTTACCGTGTTCAATTGAATCTATTATGTTATTTATCCAGTTCATATGAAAGTCTGCTGTTTCGTACTTTTCCCCCGTTTCTGTACGAAAGTATTTATCGCGGAAGCTAGAAAAATTTTCTAATGCAGCTAACGCTTCTTCGTTTACTTCCCAATCTTCTGCTGCAATTGCATTCTTTGTATCTATTTTGTATGCTGCCATCATTCTGGATACTTGCGCTGCTGATGTACCTATGTCTATGGCTACTTCTTTGGCAGTGAGGGTGCCGTCTGCTAGGTCTTCCGCGTATTTTTCGCAGAATAAATCATAGTGTGTGCCTCGTCTGACCATAGATAATTCGCCATCGTCTAGCTTTAAATGATTGTTGATTGGTTTTTCTGTAATTTTGTCGTTGTGTGATTTCGTTTGCGCCCAAGTTCTTTTATTACATTGAGTAGAGCAGAATCTTCGTTGTTTGCCCTTTAAACGTTTCCTACATCCCTTTGCTGCACAGATGATTCGGGTTGCTTTTTTTTCGGTCATAAAACTAATTATACATAGATTGTTGCATAGATTAAATTATATGATATATTAAGTTAAATTACAAACATTGAAGGTTAGTAAATAGTCACAAGTAAAGGTGCCATCGGGAGGCAGAAAGCTCAGGACTGGTAATACAGTACAGTAGAAACGCAAACTGAGTACTCAAGAACTTTAGAAAAACTTCAATCAAACATTGACTATTTCTGTATAGCCCGCTACGCCCTAAATAGCCACCATACAGTATCCAGACAGATTACCAACATATTTTTTACTACATACGTTTAAAATAAAAGGACCTTAAGTTAAGATGTGCTAGTCAAAGGTCCATATGTAGTAATGTAAGACAATATGAAGTTATATGGACTAGATTACTTCCAGATAACAGTTATTAAATATAATAAAAAAAAATGTCATTGCTTACATCCCCTGTTTGTTTAAATGGGGGTATATATATCTATCTATGATTATTTATATTATGTTATGAAAGGAGTTAATATGAATTGTCAATTATGTGCTAATGAGATAGCTAAGAATGATGAAGGTAAATTAGTGGGTAGATTTCCAGTTGTTAAAAGCTGGAGTAAGAATGATAATGGAGATTATTCCCCAAGTTTTCGTTCATTAAATGTTCATAGAGATTGTGTATTAGATTTGCTTGAGAATAATGGAGTAAGTTTAAGACCATTAGTTTAATATAATAAAGAAGCCTAGGGGTTAGTTAGATAGCTAGCCCTTAGGTTTTTTTTATCTTGGCATTACTGGTAGCAAAATAAAGACGATGTCTTCCCCGACTTCCCCTTTCGGTCCTTTGGGGGATTATCTTTCCACTATGATTATTTATATATTATTTATTAAGGAGGATAAATGAAAGTATATGAATTAAAACAAATGATTAGTGCTTTTGATAATTATTATCATCCATTAAACATAGAGTTTGATGATATGAATACAGATTATATATCAATGGCAAAATATTGTAACGAATTAATGTTAAATGATAAAGCAGAAGGGAATTACTAATGGAAAAGTTATTAGATAAAATAGAGATATTACACAAAGCAGTTAATAATTTAGCAAGTTTAGGTGTAATAAGTGAACAACAAATTAAAGATATTAGTGAAGGCGGCTTAAATAAATTAATTAATAAAGAACAAATGATTTTACGTAATGACGCTTTTAGTTATTTTGCAGAGTTAGACGACCAAAATAAATAATGTAAATAGTTAAGAGAACTTGAAAGGAGCAACACCATATAACGCTATGGTTTTGAAGTTGTGTCAAGTTCTCATAAGTGTTTATGAAAGGAGATAATATGTGTCCAAATTGTAAAAAGGAACATAAATTTAAAACACTAAACGGTACTTTATGTAATGAGTGCTGGGATTTAAGCTTTGACGTTCCGCTTCCCGCCTGGGTTCGCTGGAACGCCAATAAAAAAATGGATATAATGAAAGGAGATACGGTGTTATCAAATTATCCAAACTCACTTGACAAAGTGAATACAATCGTAGCAACTGGTGCGTTGACTACATTAACAAAAGATGGAAGTCCAAATGTTGGAGTTGCATCAAAAACTGGAGATAAATTTATGAATGGTCTTAAATTTATCTTTGATGGTAGAGATAATAAGCAAGCATCATTGAATGCAGTAGCTTATGGAGAAGAACTTGTTGAGAAAATTAATCAGTTCTTTGAAGCAAATCATACTGAAGGTAAGCAAAGACCATTTGGTAGATTAATGGTTGAATGTAAAGTTCAAGCTAATAACTATCAAAAGAATGGACAAACTGTATATCAAAATGAGTTAGTCATTACAGATATATGGAATGCACCAACAAAAGCTGAAGGAGATTTTACTTACTAAAGCTTAACTAGGTTGTAGAGTGTCAGCCCCTTATGGCACTCTATAGCCTTTTTTTTATTGCAAAGCATAGATTAGCTACAATTAAAGACGAAGGAGAGATATGGCTAATAGACAACAAATACTTAATCCATACAATGGTGAGTATCATATACATACACATAAACATTATCAAATGGTTGATATACCTTTTAGATGTGGACATAAAGAGTCTACATTTGTAGAGTATTGTGAAATAGAAATGCTTAATGAACGTATAACAAGACTATCTAAATTGTTATGCGTATCTTGCGAACAATATCAACTATCACAAATAGAGGAGGAATATGTTGTGTAATTATAGAAATTGTAAAGTTGAAGCCGATGAACATAATGAAGGTAACTTATGGTTACAATGGTTCGGTTCATATGGCGATTTTAAAGACAACTTAGCAATGGAAAATGAAAATGATAATGAAATTATATTATGTCATAAACACGCACATAAAGTATTTAATTTAATCTATGGATATAACAACTATGGTTCAACATCTCATAGTGGTAGAGAACCAGGCTTTTGGTTTGGACATCCACGTTGGGAACGTGTAAACATTGTAACGTTATTAATTATATTGTTTAGAAATCCTAGATTAATTAAATATGAATGGCAAGAATTACTATGGCTATCTAAAAAAGATATACACGATAGACAAAGTAAATGGACATATAAAAATATAATAAAGAACTTGTTTAAGTTCAACTAATTTAGACGGCCCTTCTTCCCACACGGGTTCGAATGGGCCTACTACGCGTTGAAAGGAGAATAATGAGTAGTGAAATAACAACTGAAGTGGCTGGAGATATATTAGATATGATACCTAATGTATTAAAGAACCACGCAGTATCTGATGTAATTATTAAAACACCAGGGGAAGTTAATAAACTGGGCGGTATTAAGTTTTTAATGACATTAGATAATATCTCATTGAAATGGGATGTAATTAAAAGCGAAGATGGATATGAAATAACATATGATTATCCATTTCAAGATGAGTATGTTGAGTATTCAGGTAGTGATACATTACCTTATACAGAAACAGTTACTGAAGAATGTCTTAGCGAAACATTTGATGAATTAACACAATACTTACTAGATACTGCTATAGAGGAGGAATAGTGGAAGAACAAATTAAATATATATTATCAGTGATAACACTTATTGTTGATGAATTAAGTAAAAATAATGATAGATTTATGAATAAATTTTTAGCTATGTCAATGGCTAATGACCATATTCGTAAAGGATTTACTGAATTTGTCAATGAAAATGAAGATGTTCCAGATGAAGTTGTCACAATGATGATGGAAATAAATGAATTAGCAAAGGAGATACTTGAATGAGAATGTACACAGATAGTGCAGACGCAATCAAAGCATATGCAGAAGAAGTAGGTTTTGATTACAATCAATGCAAAATAACTGAACATCAAGAAGGTGCAAAATATCAACGTGGTGGTTTAACTTTAGAGTTTAAAAATTTTCACAAAGAAGATATGCGTATTACAATTATACATAATTGGGGTGACTTATTTGATGTAACCTTTTATACTGAAGGTAAAGGAAGTAGCACTCTTGAAGACCAATACTTTAATGAAATATTAGGATTATTTAAATCATTAAAGATTGCTTTAACTGGTGTTACTAGAGAGGAATGGGAACAAAAATTAGAAGAAGAATAATATTATACAGCCCAGTATAATGACAGGCTACTTACAGCAGTGTTTATCTCTCAACACTTCCTTATTCAACTGTAGGTAGCTTGCAATATATTGATGATGTGTCCTTACTCCCGCATCATTTGTATGTTGCAAGCTATCTATAAAATATAGATGGCCTAAAGTAAAAGAATGAAGCTACTTACTATTAAGAACTGGTTTAACTGCCCTGTTGCACCAGTGACTGAACGTAGGTAGCTTGTAGCACATAATATACTGAAACAGTTAAAAGAAAAGAGCTTCATAGAAGCGACAGAAATTGTGTGTTACAAGCTATCTATAGAAAGGAGGTAGGTTGAAATTATTTAAATATCTTAAATGGAAAGTTAAAGATATCTATTGGGATTATAAAATTAAACAAGACTTAAGAAATCTTGAAACAAATATTAATTTAAATCCTATGATGGAAGATTATTTTCACGAAAATTGTGGTAAAAAATTAATTGTAGATGATACAAATAATAATGAATATTACTGCAAGGAATGTGATATGTTCGTAACGGTATTTTAGAGAGGAGATATATATGCCAAATTGGACAGACAATACAGTAGAAATTACAGGTAGTTCTGAAGCTTTAAAAGAACTACGTAAAGTAATTACAAATGAAGACGACACAATATCATTGACAAATGTTAATGACACACCAGATATATTTAATGGTATACATAGTGGTTCAAGAACTATTGATGGTAAAAGATATAAATTGTGGCGTGAAGATAAAGAAGGCAACCCAACAGGTGTAACAGAAGAAGAGTATTCAAAAATACTTAAATTAACAGGTGCTATGGATAGCATTGATTGGCAATATAAAAACTGGGGTACTAAATGGGGTGACTGTAATACAGAAATTCTTAAAGAAACTAAAACAACATTAGTACTTAACTTTGAGTCAGCTTGGGGTGAACCATTTTTATTGCTTGATGATATAGCAAATAAATATAACTTAACTATTAAAAATGTTTGGGATGTTGAGTTTGATAATGCTGGGTTAAGTAATTATCCAATGCCAATATTACAACGTGCTGAACTAGATAATAGTTGGGCTAAATCATTAGACGACCAACGTGTATCTATTGATAGAGCTGCTGTTGAAATAATACAAGAAGAAGAATAATGCAAGCAGCTTGTAGTCACGGTGTATCTAGATATGCCAAAGATGTAACAGAAGATGATGAACTAATTACAATAGGTCATAAAAGTTTGCCTGTAATAGCAGTGTCAAGAGCATTTGGTAAAACAGTAATAACGTATGGGGATACGAATGCACCAAAGCAAAAGACATTTAAAGATACAGACAATGTAGTTATTGATGAACGCGTTTACAAACAACGTATCAAAAATAACAAGTAACAGTCGGGCTGGTTTTCCCTTCTGGGTTCATACCAGCCCTTCTAATTGAAAGGAGAATATGCAAGACAAATTAGAGAGCTTGACACATTCGCAACTTATACAAGTTATTAACTGGACTGTTAATGATTTAAAAAATGCTGCGAATAATTATTCAGGACTTGATGAAAAAGTCAAAGGATGGTGTGCTATGTTAGTTGAAGCTGTAGAGCATCAAGTTAATAAAGCATATGATAAAAATTTGAAAGGAGAAGAACAGTGAGTAGAAATGCTTACATACAAAAAGCACCTAAATTGGCGCAACATAAATACGAAGTAACTATGTCATATCATAAAGCAGATAAACATAACAAAACTGCTGAACAAAGTGAAGATAATGTATTAGCTTGGGCTGAGTTAGAAGATAATGATGTAATTATATTTACTTATATTGTCAATGATGTGTCAATGATTAATGCAATTGCACAAGCAAAACAACTAGATGATACACGTAAAATGGAAGTAGCAGCTACTTGGCCAAGCATTACAGAGCATATGCAAGATGAACACGGTGAAGAATTAACACCTAAGTTATTAGAAGATATGTATGGTTTTCTTATGGATAGAAATCAATTTGGACAATGGTTTAATACTGAACCTACAACAATATCTTGCTTGTTAGTAGCTAACAAAGATATGATACATCTAGATATGGAGAATCAATTCATTGAAAAGTCAGACGCATTTATATCTGACGTAGCTAATTGGGCTAATCAAGAGGAGGAGTAATGGGTATTGTTAACAATGACATTACTAGAGAAGAACCACCAGCAGCTGGTTTAAGTAGAAGCGGTAAACAACCAACACTACTAACAGATGCAAAGGTACAAACTTTACTATCCACACCAGAAGTGTGGTATTTAATTGGCGAATCTGATAAGTGGATATCAGGTGTTAAAAAGAATATTGAGAGTATGACACAATCAAATATCAGACACTTGAAAGACAAAGGTCAGTTCGAAATTAAACAACGTAAAAAAGATAATGGATATGTAGGCATTTATTGTAGATATATCCCTAACAGAAAGGAGACAATCTAATGGATTGTTGGAACTTAGTAGCTAACGCTATTGGTAACGCAGACAGAATATTGTTATATGGGCCACCAGGTACAGGTAAAACATATGCAGCTGCAACAAATAAAATCGGATACAATATGGACGGAGAACCTAATGTGTATCAGATAACAATGACAGAAGATACAGCTAGTGCAAACTTGGAAGGTTTTTATAAACCTAACAATGCAGGTGGCTTTGAATGGCACGATGGTATTGCAATACAAGCGTGGCGTACAGGTGGTAGATTGGTAGTCAACGAGATTGACCACGCATCACCAGACGCAATGACATTCTTACACGCCATTATGGATGACAAAGCAATTGCACAGTTGACACTTAACAATGACAACAAAGAAACAGTAAGACCTAAAGAAGGCTTTACTGTTATAGCAACAACCAACTCAGAACCAGATAGCTTGCCTATGGCATTGAAAGATAGGTTTCCAGTGAAGATTAAGGTTGATACAATTCACCCTAAAGCACTGTCTATCTTTCCTAAGTCTTGGCATAAAGTCGTATCTGATACATCTTTATCAGAAGATATGGACACAAGACTATCTATACGTAGCTGGAAAGAGTTCTTTGACTTAACCGCTAAACAGGTTGACAAGAACATTGCAGCTCAGTTAGTGTTTGGTGAAAGAGGTGAAGAACTTCTTGACGCGATTACATTATCAGATGAAGCAAACCTACAAGATTTAGGCAAGCTTAATGAGGAAGAATAATCACGTTAATGCACCATTCCCAGAGATAGTATCTGGTAAAGCTGGTTGGCGTATCTTTGAAGACGCTGACCAGCCACGTACATCTAATATGTCTAAAGAAATGCACGTACCTTTAGACAATGAATGTACAGAATGTGGCATTAATCACTCAAAATATATCAGACGACACGAACTAGGTCACGTCAAATGGTCACCAATGACTGTAGGTAAACTTGGTGAAAACGAAGACTCATTCTCTGTAGAAGTTTGCGAAGAAGTAAGAATTAATTATTTACTAGGTCGCAAAGGATTAGAGATAAAAGACTGGGTTATGTGTCCAGATAAAGTAACACGTTTAGATTATGAAGCTATATACAAGTTTTCAGAATATGAACTTATTACTTATCTTATGTCTAAGATGTGGCACGTAACAGATGATAATCATTACTACTGGAATCGTGAACCTAACAATCCAGAATATAAAAACTTCTTAAAACTATGTAAAGAAGTGCAAGACTCTGGAGAATTAACTGGTTATAGAAAAGCACAATTAGATTGGGCTTTAAATAGAGCTAATAAATTCTATAGAAATATTCTACAGAATAGAAATACTTACGCAACTATGGTTAGTTATCGTAAGGTTCGTAAAGTAGCAAAAGAACTTAGCAAATTACGTGATGATTTTAGCGAACGTCCAACAGACGAACAGGTTTATGAATCAGTACGTAAAGCTAAAGAAGCTGCTAAACAAAAACAATCTGCTAATCGCAATGTTAGTAAATTACAAACTGAAGGCGAAAGTGACTCTGATAACAAAACATTAGAAGAATCTATGCTTCAAAGTAAGTATGATATGGCTGCATTATTAGCAGATTCAGATATGAATTATGAACCAGACATCAATGATATGACAGGTAGATGGGGTCGTATGGAAATATACACACCAGAATTATCTGTAAACCTTCAAGGTAAAATCAAAGGTGGTAGAGAGTATAGGCCTATGGATTACGGTGTTAATCCTAAGTATATGAATAGATGGTGCGTAGATAAAAAAGTCTTTAAACAAAGACAACGTACTTATGGTGGTACTATCTTAATAGACGCATCAGGTTCTATGCACTTTACTGGTGATGACATCTTAGAAATAATGCAGATGTTACCTGCTGTAAAAATAGCTATGTATAACTCAACTAATAACAAAACACAAAGAAGATATAGCTATGATGTAGGTTCATTACGTATTATTGGTGACAAAGGTAAACGTGTTAATCAAGAATATTTAGATAAGTGGACAGGTGGAGGTAACTTAGTAGATGGTCCAGCACTACGTTGGTTATCTCAACAAGCACCTAAACGTATATGGGTATCAGATATGTATGTATTTGGTGCAGATAATACAAGCAGTGCAAACTTATTAAAAGAATGTAACCAGATTATGAGGAAGTCTGGCATTACTAGATTAGCTGATATAGATGAAGTAAAGAAATTTGCTTTAGAACTTAATCAGTTATAATAAGGGCAAGGTTGGCATCACAGTTTAGCGACTGGTCTGGTCCTCCTTTCCCAGGGTAAGTGCCAACCTTTCTCTTCAATTCATTTGTATTAATTTATATTCTGCTATACTACTTTGTATGGTAGACATAAATAAACTGTTGGACGAAGCACAGTACGGTTCCAGGGGTAATTTCGTAGAAAGTAGAATTACTCCTGAAGCCGCTGAGTTTTGGGAAGCAGTTAAAAAAAGAATCACAGAAGATAATGTCAAAATGAAATCATATACTTTAACAAGAATATTGAAAGACAATTTTGATATTAGAATATCTGACACGGCAATGACTAACTATTTAGAAAAGTTATATAATGCCAAATAAAAAAATAAACATAGAAGATATGCTTGCTGAAGCTGAGTCAAAGCAAATTCAAGACCTAAAAAAAGATAACCTAAATCTTTTAAAGCAACTTGATAAAGCTAAAAACAAAAAAGCAGATATGGTAGACGCAGTATATCAAGCAGTAGATACTAACTTAAGGACTTGGGATAAACCTAAAATACCTAAACCTATCTTAAGTAAAAGTTCAAAGAAAGAAGAAATAGCAATAGCTGTTTTATCTGATATACAATTAGCTAAAGTAACACCTGAATATAATTCAGAGATTGCTGAAGCAAGAGTAATTGAATACGCACATAAAATAGTTGAGTTAGCAAATCTACAACGTAAATCACACCCAGTAAACAAATGTGCAGTGTTTGCAGTAGGAGATATTATAGAAGGAGAATTAATATTTCCAGGACAATCACACTTAATTGATAGTTCACTATACAAACAAGTGACGATAGACGGTCCTAGAATAATGACGCAATTCTTTGATATCTTATTAGCAAACTTTGCAGAAGTAGATGTTCATTGGGTTATTGGTAATCACGGACATCTTGGAGGAAGGTCAAGAAAAGATTATCACCCAGATAGTAACGCAGACAGAATGCTTGGAAGCATAATGTCAATGATATATAGAGACGAAAAAAGAATTAAATGGACAATACCTGATAGTTCTAACGATAATCATTGGTTTGATATTGCAGACCTTGGAGATAATTGTAAGTTTCTATTATGGCACGGAGATAATGTCAGAGGATTTAATGGATTTCCCTGGTATGGTTTCGGTAAAAAGTTACAAGGCTGGAAAACATTAGCAGCTAACGGTATGATGGAGCCATTTGATATGGCTATAGCAGGACATTTTCATACACCTACAACAATGTACCTTAATGGTATTAGATTATGGGTTAATGGAAGTACTGAAAGCTATAACACATATGCGTTAGAACAGTTAGCAAGTATGGGCAGACCCTGTCAATGGTTGTTATTTTGCAAAGATGGTGCAGGAGTAACAGCTGAATACCTTGTTAATTTAGATAATGTCTAGTATAATTGGATAGATATGTCAAGAGAGAATGTCAATTCTACTGTTAAGACAATAGCAATTGAATACGCTGGCATAGGTAGTCAACCTTACTTCGTTATTAATGACGAACTAGGAATAAGGTTTATACCTATCGAACGTGGCGTAACTCAATTAGAAGTTTTAACAAAAGAATAAGCAGACGGCCTTATCCCCTCTTGGGTTATTAAGGCCTACAACGAATATGAAAAGGAGAATGATGGTAAAAGATACCAAGAAATTGCTATCCCCATTTCCAGAAAACTTAGTGCGAAAAGCACCAGCTGGAAAGTTTGGGGATTATGTACCACACGCTAACTATGTAGAAAGACTACGTGATAGTGGTGTGTCATATTCCTGGGAGTGTGAACCTGTATATGGTATGCACAAAGGAGAGAAAAGAATTGTCGGAGCTAAAGGCACCATAACTATTGAAGATATGGGTAGCTACGTTGGCTTTGGCGATGTTGATACTTTCAAGTTAAACAGTGATAAGTTTAACGATGGAAGTAATCTTAAAGACGCAGAGTCAGACGCATTCAAGAGAGCTTGTATGAGGTTTGGCTTAGGTGTAGAACTATGGTCTGGTTCTGTACAATCAGAAGAAGAAGCTACAACTATTGCACCTGATGGCTATACACAAGAGATGGCTGAGAAAGACGCAATGGTTGAGGTTACTAAAGTTGATATGCGTAAGAAAGAAAACAAACCTACTAAAGAAGACATTGAACGTATGAACTCTATTATGGATGACATACTCAATGCTGATGGTGGTAACACTGAAGAACCTAAAGCAGAGGTTAAAACAGAAGAGCCACCTTTCTAATGGCACAAGATATACAATTCATAGCACAAACAGTTGCTACTATGACTGAACATATTAAAGATGCAGACATACGTAGAAACGTTATAGGTAAAGCCAATGATTATGCCAAGCTTAAGAAGTTCCCTAACAATAAAGAACAATGGAATGATGAGCAATTGGATAAATATCTTGGAATGTTAGAAAAATTATCAGGTACTTTAGAGGCAAAGATACCAAATGACTTTGACCAAATGTCTTTGGAAGACAAGATAACAACGTTAGAAACTGCTGATGTTGTTACTGTATCAGATATATCTAATGTAGTAGAGAAAGTAGTTAATAAATTGGAAGAAAAGAAAGCATATCGTGACGATTTGAAATGCCCTTATTGTGGCCAAATGGTTTACGATAACAGAAACAATAAGAAGTCAGACAAAAGCCCTGACTTTGTATGCTCTACAAATGACCCTGCTATATGCGGTGGACATAGTGGAAAGTGGAGAAAAAGTTGGTGGATGGACAACTCTGATTTACCAGATGAGTGGAATCTAACCAACGAATTATAAGGAGGAATATGATTGTAAAATCATTTAGGGGTAAGAAAATCCCTAGTTATATTAAGTCTAAAGAGAACTTAATTAGGTACGTACTAGAAACAGAAAGATACAATGAACCTATTAGTAATAGTGAATTTGTATTTGACTTAAGATGTACACGATTTGGTGGAACATTGTTTAACCTTAGGGAAGAAGGGTATGACATTGTTACTATGCCAGCTAAAGAGCGTGGTCATTTTAAATACTATGTAATATCTACACCAAACGATACACGTAAAGAGATGGCTAAAAGCAAACGTCTACATAAAACTAGACAACAAGCCTAATTATGATTGGTATATTACTCAGTTGCGCAGTTACATTGCCTGTGAGCGTGGAGAGCTTGACTGAGTATATCCAATGTCGTAATGACGTATATATGATTGAGTATGTTAAAGAATGGCAACCATTAGTTGACAAATATTTTGACACAACAGATGACAAAATACAAGCGTTAAAGATTATTTATTGTGAAAGTAGAGGTAATAAATACGCTAAAGGACTTAATAAAGACGGTACATACGACATAGGTTTATGGCAGTTTAATGACAATACTTGGACTTGGCTTAAACCTAAACTTAAAATCAAAAAGAAAAGGACAGACCCAGAGACAGCTACAGCAGTAGCATCTTGGCTTATATACAATGACGGTTGGCACCATTGGAATCCAAGCGCACATTGTTGGAAGGACACTTAATGGCAGAAAATATATTTAGCAGCCCTATGCAACTAAGAAAGTGGGCAGTTAATTTAATAGACCAATTAGGTTCTCCAGTTACACAGACTGGACCTAATACAAAAGAAGTTGATAAATTGTTAGCACAATTTGTATCAGATTATAACTACCAATTTGAACAACAAAAGAAACGAGAAGAAGAATAATGTCACATCCTATACCAGGTATGTCATATTATTGTGAAGAATGTAATGTACAACTAGAAGAAGTACATAAGTGTAAGGAGGAATAGTGGTTTATAACGCGACCAATAATAGCGTATTTGCACCTAAAGGTTACAACGATTTATCTAATGACCAATTAGTAGAACAAGCTAAACGTAAGATTAAGAAACGTAAAGCTAAGATGGAGTACGCTAAAACAATAGATAGCTTTGGCGGAAAGAGATTTCTTGGCTTGACGCCAAAGGGCAATAGGGTATTTGCTAGTTACACTGTATATAAAGACGGTAATTTAAAAATAGACTTTACTCATAACTTATCAGTCTTATTACAGGAAGGTTCTATGTTTGCTGGCCAACGTTACTCATATAAACATAACGAAACAATATATGATACAGACGACCAGCTTACAAGAAAGATATCACATCAACGTGGTGAAGTAACGGTGAAAACTTTATATTGGTTACAGCGTCTTAAAAACTTAGCTGACGCTAAAAATCATAAAGGTTTTTATAAAAAGAAAGTTACTAAATTCTTTTTAAGTAAAGTAGCACACGCTATATATGTAGGTGGTGGTACTGGCCCTACAGATATTAGTTACGCAGATTTGTATAGAGCTTGGGATTTTCCAGAGTATGACCCATACTTCAATCCTGAAACTGTATACAGTTATCCTGATGAAATATAAACCATTACCTAAATCATTAACTATAAAGAGGTCCAAAGTGGAAGGCTTGGGCCTCTTTAGTACACGTCCTATCGCTAAGGGTAAAGTGTTAGGTATTACTCACGTAGTTGATGATTTGTTTCAACACGGTGTAATTCGTACACCACTAGGTGGATTTATAAACCATAGTCAATATCCTAATTGTGAATTAATAAAAGGTAATAAAGTTTTTTTATTAAGAACATTAGTAGAAATAATTACAGGCGAGGAAATTACACTTAAATACGAACTTTATAATCCAGAGGAGGAATGATGGACAATCTATCAGAACTAAGAGAACAGGCCCTTAAAAGAGCTAGAAACGCGTGTGAGTGGCCAAATTGTGGCAACACTAGCTGGCTAGAACTAGCACACATATTAGGTATTGGTATGGGTGGCAGAGATAAAGCAAGTAAGTACGACATAAATAATGTAGCTATGTTATGTAAAAGACATCACGACATATATGACGGCAAGACTGTATCAGGTGCTAAAAGAGATTATAGGGATTTATTACAGGCTTATTTAAATAGATATAGAACTACTTAGTAACCTAGTAGTTTATTTAAATCTTTTTTAAGTTTGACTGCTTGTTTAACTTCTAAAGCTTTCTTTAATTTATAACCAGTATCGCCTCTTTTAGTAGCTCTAGCTTTAGCAGATAAAGATATAGTAGCTTGCTTTTGTAGTTTATCCATACCACCAGACTTTAACCAAGGGCTTTCAGGATTATTTGTCATCCACATTTTAAAGCTATCACTTAAGAATGCGTCAGGTACTTTGTATTCTAAATGTTTTTCATATGATTTTTTACGCATTGCATCGTGTGATTCAATACGTTTTTTCATTTCACGTTCACCCATACCGTGAGTTGTATAATCAAAAGGTTGATTTTTTTTCATTATCGATTTAATTTTGTTCCACGATTTTTAATGTTTCTATCTTCCCAAGGTTTTACATCAGCTGCAACTATAGGTGCTAAAAATACAAAATCTTTTTGCATTTTTTTATAAGTCATAGGTCCACCAAGATGTGTTACCTTTGTATTTGATATAAAACCTAAGTTTTTTTCAAAAGTTTGTGTAGGTTCTAAATCGCTATAAGGTTTGCTAGTACCACCTTCAATACGTTTTACTTGTTTAGGCATTACTTACTCACTTTCTTAACAGGTTTGACTAATTGTTTTTTAGCAAACTCTTTGATTACTACTAAAGCTGCAGCACCACCTGATAACGCAGCTAATTGTATAGCTTCTGCGTCAACACCTACTAACGGAGCAATTGTCAATGCAGATATAAAAGCTTCAACAAATGTCCATATTGTTTTTTCAATAATATCTTTATATTCTTGTTTCATTTAAGCCTCTGGTTTCTTTGGTTTAATTATATCATCAATAATATTCTTGGGCAACAATGACAAGCCAGCTAATGCTGGATTAGTTTTTGTAATAGGACCCATTATATTTTTTAATCCTTTGATTGCACCAACACTACCAACTGCCTTAGCTGCTTTCTTAAGTTCTTTTTGTACAGCACTTTCAACATCTGACAATCCTACTCCAGGAGTAGATAGTATTTTTTGTGCGCGTTGTTCTAAAGATAACTCACGTTTTTTGTATTCAGTTGCACGTCTAGTGTATTCAGGTTGTGGATTAGGTACAACTACTTGTTCTTTCATAGTAGGTTTAGGCCCTTCTTGTTTGTAAGGACCAAGAAATGTTTTAAAACTTGTATTGTCTATATCGCCATATTTACCAGCTATTTCAGCACTTCTTTTAGCACTAATAGCAGGTAGGTTTAATCCTTCAGTATTTATACCAGCAATTGTTGCACTACGAACATCACGGAATACTCCAGACGCAGGATTATAAGTAACTTTAGTTTCTCTACCTTCTAATTTAAATTTCTTAGTAACTTTTTCACCTTTAAAATATGCTTGAATGTCAGCTTTACTTGTACCACCCATAGTATCTTGTATGTCTTTTCTAATGTCAGCGTATTCTGTAGCAGCTGCTTCTATTTTTTGGTGAACTCTCATTAACTCATTGTATGCAGGTCCACTTTGTATTTTACTTATAGGTGTAGTTCTTACGTCAGGAACAGTAGGACTTTTAACAATAGCGCTAGGTGCTTTAGGGTCAGCAGGTGTTTGAAAACCAGGGTCTATAATATTTTTCATATGTTGTTTAGCTTTAGCTTTACCTAATATTCTTGTTGCTTGACGTTCATAATCTGATACAGCAAATGGTAATTGAGCTACATTATCTACAGTTCTAGTTTTAAATGGAACTATAGATTTGCTAAGTAAGTCAGCTTGTTTGTATCCTAAACCTTGAACTCCTCCACCTGTCATACCTGAACCAGATAATCCTACAGATTCTTGTAATGCAGGATATGTAACTCCACCTTTGCCACCACCTTTAGGATATTCTTTAAATTTACCAGTACCTGTAGCAGCTATTCTTTCATCCATAGTTGTCATACCAAAACGTTTTTCTACTATCTCTGTTTGTAAATCTCTGTATTTATTACCTTCTTCAATAGATGAATAATCATAAGCAGATGTTTGTTTATATTCTGCTTTAGCTTCAAAAGGGTCGCCTTTAATTGCAGTTAAGTCTGGCTTAGCAGCTTTAACTTGTGGTATTGCTTCTGATGTAGTTATACCTTGTGCTTTACCTAACACTTCTGCTTTTTTATAATCTGATTCAGTTAATACATCTGTATCATAAGCAACACCATATAATTCTTTATTAATATTTCTTACAATATTTGCACGTTCTAATTTTAAAGAAGCTAATTTTTCTGCTGTTTGAAATGCTTTACGCGATGTAGCTAAATCTACACCTTTAATACCAATAGGTTTTTTTGATTTAATACCAACAGGTCTAGTACTCCATTCTTCAATTACACCTTCAGAAGTTACTTTAAATTGTGAAGGTTCTCCAGCCATTCTTTTTGTAGTTGTATAATCAGGTGCAGCAGTTTCAGCTACGTTTGTTTTAAGTTCTTTAGCTTGTACACCAGGTTTGTTTTGTATATCAATAGACATCTTTTGACCTTGATATTCTTTATGTATAGATTCATATAATTCAATGTCAGTATCAATGTCAAATGTAGCGCGTTCTCTAATTAATTGTTTAGCTGCTTCAGGAGTTTGTGGTTTGTATCCTTTGCTACTAGAACCACCAACAGGTGTTTGGCCACTAAAAATATCTTCACCAACAACATCCATACCAGCTTTAATATCTGTTTCTAAGAATGCTTTTTTTTCTCCTGTAGAATATTTAGCACCACCTTGGTCATCTTTCCAAGGTTGAATGTCAGTGTCTCCAAATTTTTTACTTCTTTGAAATGGTACGTTTTTCATAATATTTTTTTCTTATCCATCTTAGCAGAAAGTATTTGGATTTCTCCACTAATCTCTTGTAGTTTTTCATATACTGAGTCAGCTAATATCATATGTTCTTTTTGTTTATTGTCAATAGTATTTACATCTGATATGTCATTAGTAATAACACCATCATAATCAGTATATGTCACGTATACATCTCCGTTTTCTATAGCAGCTGCAACGTAAGGATAAACTTGTTCATAAGCATCACGACTACTACCTACAAAACCATCTTTAGCTATTAAGTTACTTGTTTGTGTATTGCCTAATAATAAACAACCAGCAGTGTTTTCATCAGTATTACCGCTATGCCATAGTATATATTCAAAGCCAGGTACGTCTTTAACCCATATCATACCTTTATGAAATGGTGTACCGTAACGTGATAAATAACGATTGTGAAAGCCACCTTCTGTACGAAACTCTAACTTGTAAGTACCAGCAGGTATTCTAGTTTCACCCCACACTTTAGTGTCACGATGTTCATCTTCTAATGTATAACAAAGAAAGTTTCTTTTACCATTAACTACATCAAACAATATTCCAGACGTAGAATCTTCTTGTGAACTAAACCTCAGTACTTCTAATTTCATCTTCTACTGGTTCCCATACTGCACACCAACCATATGGTGCTACTTGTTCCTGAAATTTAACGCAATAGTTATTAGAATAATATTCGCAATTACTACAATACTGACCAATTGTATTACTTCTGTTAACATATGCTCCAGGTAACGCCATTACTTTTTCTTGCGAATCTTTTTAATTTTATTGTTATGTGTTTTAGCATATATAAAGTTTTTAGTTTCACGAGTAACTGTACCTCTATAGGTTTTGCCACCCCACTTCCAACTTACTGTTCTAGCCATATTACCACTTAGCTTTATCAGCCCAATAAGCTGCTGACATTTTTCCTTTTTTAATATTTTTAGCGTGTCTTGCTTTAAAAGATTTACGTCTAGCTTTTTCTTTAGCTGATTTAGGATTCTTACCTGCACCTTTAACACCCTGTTGACCAAACCTAATTAACTTAAGTTGATGGCCTTCTTGTGCTAATACAACGTGTGACTTAGTAGGATGTTTAGGTGTACGTTTAGGTTTATTAACGCCACTTAATCCGTGTTTTTTAAGTAGGTTTTTTTTCCTAGTTTCGTGTGCCATTATATCTCCTGTTTTCTTTACGTACTAAGTATACCGATATTACGTCAGTAAAGCTATTCGCAATAACAATTAATACTACCATCAGGGCAGTTACATATTTGAATAATTGTTTCATCCATTTAATTTAAATAATAGCTCACTAAATAAACTTTCTTGCATATCTAAATCTTTTTCTAGTATGCGTAGTTGTTCCATCATAGCTGAATGAGCTGTTTGTAGTTCTTCTATTGTATTAAATAACCAACCTATTACTGCTACTAATGCTGATAATACGATTGGTATTAAAGTTTTTGTGTCTATTTTTATTTGTGTCATTATTTCCCTACATTAATGCAGCGACAATAACACCACCTACCGCTACTAATAATCCTAATACTTTATAAAACTCTGCTTTGTCTAGTTTTGCATCTAGTTTACTATCAATTTCATCAAGGCGTTTTAATACCATATCTAACATCTCCTTCTGTGTATAACCATTACCAAGATAGTCAGGCATTATGGTAGGTCGTCCTCTGACATATAGATATCATCACTCCAAGTGTAGGCTTTATCGTAATAGTTACGATTTTCCCAATCCCAAGTGCTTAATCTTTTAAGATGTTTACCAATATCTTTTAAAAAAATACCTAGTAAAAACCCAATTATAAAATCCATAAACAGGATTATAACATACAAAAAGAGGAGTGTGGTGGCACTCCTCTTTTATTTCCTGTGGTGGCAGGAAAACTATTTAGTTCTATAATTTTTTCTACTAATACTTACTTCTAATAATTCTTTATTAGCTATATAGTACTCATCATCAGTACCTTTTCTAGTTATTAAGTTAAACTTATCTTCTCTTTTATATATAAAACAATGTACTAAAGGTGTACCTGCTTCTATTAGATATTCTGATTTTAAATTTTCAAATGGAAATGTAATAAATCCCCATTTGTCTGCTTCAACAATACCTGACAAACATCTTATATCTTTTCTAAAATGATAAAAAGGGTCTGTATACATTATATTATAACCTTCAGGAACAATAATTTTATAAGGTAAAGATATCTTTAATGTGTTACCAATTAATGTTCTATTAATATCCATACCTTTTGTTTGTTCAATATTGTGATAACTTATATGACTACCTATATTATCGCCATAAGCAGAAGCTACAGAAAAATCTAAAAACTCATCATACGCTTTACCTTCATCATTAAAAAAAGTTTTAAAAGTTAACTCCCCCCATAAAGGTATTACAAAACCTGTAGTCAATATATCTTGTATTGCAGGACATTTTTTAGCTGCAAAAGGTTCTTTAGTAGGTCTATTAGTATTAACTCTAGTATTTATTTTTGTACCTAAAGGTTGTTCTTTATACCATTCAGGTAATATTTTATTTGCTAATACTGGTGGATATAATTCAAGTAAAGGTTCGTATTTTTTTTCTGTTGGTATTATTTCTATATTCATTTTACATAACCATTTTTAAATTTTAATCTAGCTTTATATTCTGCTGCATTAATTTGATTTTCATATTTATCGTAATCATTAAAAACTAATTTAAACTTTTCTCTTTTATAAGGTACAAGGTAATTTAATGGTTCTCCTTTTTTAATATATATTTCATTACTATCACTTGTAATTAATATCTGTGGATTTATTGCATGATGTTTGTCTGTTTGTATAGTTCCATAAGCAATCTGCCATTCTGTATTACCATGATATAACATAGGTATTTGTCTTACACTATAACCTTTAGGTGTTATGCAATAAAAAGGATATTCAATTTTAAATATTTTTTTAACATTCATAGAAGTGTGATTAACAAATTGTCTGTCGTTATGTTCAGTTAATTTAATTACACCTAATGATGCTTCCCAAGCCCACGAACCATCTTTTTCAAACCTAATCCATAAATCACAAGGCGAAGGTAATACAAAACCTTCATTAAATATTTCAGAAAAACTAGGACATATTTTTGCAGTTAAGTTATTAGGTATTAATTTTTTAATGTATTCATTAGTATTTGTATCATCAACAGGCATATTAATAAACCAAGATGGTTTAAA